TTATCGAGTGTCGTATACCACAGAACAAAGGTGACCTTATCCGAAGTATGATGCTTAAATTTACTTTACCAAAACCTACTGGTACAGCCGATTCGGGTTACGATATAAGATACCGAGAATCTATAGGTGCACAAATTATAGAATACGCAGATTTACTTATAGGTGGTCAAACAATCGAGCGACTGACTGGCGATTACATATACATGTATAATCAAATACACAATAATAAAGATGATATCGACCAGACACTTTATTTTTTAATGGGACACGGTAATTATATATCCGTTTCGTATGATTGGGACTATAGTGTTTTTTTACCTTTTTATTTTTTTAGACACCCGAGTTTAGCCATTCCTATATGCGCACTTACAAAACAACTTGTCGAAATTCGAATAAAGTTTAGGAAATTGGAAGATGTAACTATACAGTATAAAACTGCGACAGATATAATAGATCCACCATCAGATATTGTTTCGTCTATTAAAAAGGTCTCACTCGTGACCGATTTCTTTTTTATTACGGACGATGAAAAAAACTTTTTACTAACTCGGCCGATAGAGTATGTCATTACACAATTACAGATGTCTCAATTCAGGTTTAATGCTGGTGTATCTAAAAAATCGGGTATGCTCAACTTTAAAAATCCCGTCAAAGAGATGTTCTTCGTGGCCGTAAGCGACGACGTTCATAAATACGAACCAATCAAACAGGTCAATATGAAATTCAATAATAATACAATTATAGACGCAGATAACTTAATGGTAAGTTACGAACAACCACTCAAATATTATACCGGTGTGACCGATAATAAATTTGGTGTGTATAGTTTTTCAATGACCCCCGAGACATATTATCCAACAGGACAAGTAAATATGAGTAGAATAGCCCATAATCTTATAGAAATTGAACTCGAATCACCAGACGCAAATTACGAACATAAAGTATATGTATACGCTGTAAACTATAACGTGTTACACATTCAAAGCGGTCTTGGTGGTTTAAAATTTTAGTACGTTATACTAGTAATGGCTGGTCGTGTTCAATTACAAACATCTGGCCCACAGGACGCATTCTTTACAAACAACCCTGAATATACGTATTTTATAAAGAATTTTCAAAAACACACAAACTTTGCACCATTCTTCGTCGATTTAGACGTCAGAGGTGAGATTGAATTTGGGAGTACAATACGGTGTACTATCCCACAAAATCAAGGTGACCTTCTTAAAACGGTGAGTTTAAAAGTTAGTTTAGATGCAGTAGATCAGTCTTTAAAAAGTTTTTTACATACAAATACAACATCTATCAACTGGAATGAATCTATAGGTCATGCCATGATTGAATACGCAGAATTGTATATAGGAGACAATTTAATACAACGTGTACCAAGTGATTTCTTAGCCATCTATTCAGATAATTATGTGACACAAACAAAACAATATAATTTAGCCAAACTCGTCGGTAAACCACCATTAGAACTTTCTGGTACAGAGGCTATGAGTGAAACAATTGGTAGTTATTTATCTTCATCGGCACTCAACTTATTTATTGATATACCATTTTACTTTTATAATAATCCAGAACTCGCGGTACCACTTTGCGCTATAACTAAACAAGAGATTGAAATTGTTATAAAACTTCGTGATGTAGATCAGTGTATCCACTCTCTCAGAAGTGATAGTCCTTATGTTGGATATATAATGTATACCGGTTTAAAACCTAAAAATTTAATAAAAAGTTTAAAAGTAACAACTGAAATGATTTCTATAAATGAAGAGGAAAAACAAAAAATAATAAGTACTAAAATTGATTATATAATTACACAAATTCAAGAGAGTAAGTCTCAGATAGAACAGAGTACCAATTCAAATCCGGTGACAGTAAAACATAAACTCGAATTTAAAAACCCTATAAAAGAACTTTTTTTTATAATTCAAGGTATAAGAAAAACCGTGAACGAGTATTATAACGCAACATTTGATTATGATAATTCAAACAATATACTCGATAGTCTGTATATTAGTCACGAACAATTGAAAAGTCTTGAAATGACACTCGATGATACCATTATTTTAAATGAAGAAACGGGTAGTATTATAAACTTACGCGCGGTTCAAAGTGGAATACATCATACCAGAACACAATTGTTTAGGAGATACTATTCGTATAGTTTTGCTTTAGAACCAGAAAGGTGGTACCCCACGGGTCAAAGAAACTTTAGTTTAGTTAAAGATCAATTACTAAAATTAACTTTAACCTCTGAAACTGATTGTAAAAGAGAAGTTAGAGTTTTAGGCCTAAGTTACAACATACTCCGTGTAGAAAACGGAATTGCAAAAACACTGTTTAATTTATAATGAATCAACAAGAAAAAGACGCGACTACAAACTTAATAGAGCAGTTTCAAAATTCTGCTATAAACATCATTCAACCCGTTTTAGAACGGTCTATGGTACTTGCGGCCGAATACGCAAAGGCGTCCGGGCGAGATATTGTTCTCGGCGAAGATATGGAATACGCCATGAAATATTGTGCCATGCACGAGGTCGGTAAGAAGATCGGCACACACTTTCCGGAAATATATGAAGAGGACGACGATTCAGAAGAAGACGATATTGAAATCGAAGAAGATGAGGATGTACCTTTTACACGATATTCAGGCCGCGAATACAAATTCGTTAAGATGAATATGGCGTACGATAATTGGGCGACGTGGGAACCAAAAAATCCGTCAGAATGGATGTTAAAAAATGCTATAGATAGTAATGAACACATCGGAACCGGAGGGATGGACGACGACTTCTGAATATTTTAAGATACGAGACGATGAAAGCTCTGATTCGGATTCAGATACTGAATCTGATACCGAATCGGAATTGGAATCGTTAGGCAATATCGGTATGTTAAAAGGATACATGAAACCAAAGTATTATAAAAAAATTTTAATAGAAGAAGAATTACTCCCTGATTAAAATCTCAGGATACTGTATATAAAATGCAAGAAACTGTTACGCTCGTTACGCGTGAACTCGAATCACAATCCCTCAACGCCATCGTCGCGGGCTTTTCATTTGCTGCCGCCCTTTCATGGATGGACTTGGTCAGGTGGATCGTCAACCAAGTTGTCAAGGTCAACAAAAACGGTGGTATGAACTACACTCTCACTGCCATGCTTACGACGCTCTTGTCTATCTTGGTCTACATCGGTATCTCGCGTGTTTCTACGCGTGTCCAAAAGCCAGCACAACCAATGTATGCGATTACCCGATAAGTTTCGGCTTACGCATAACTAAAAGTAAAAATAAACCGGTTGCGACCACCATAAATATAGATATAAACGCATCCCATCTACGCGGATCCTCCAGTTCGGGGATACTCATAGGTGGTGGAAGAGAATAGTCTCTTTCCACTTTAGGTATATTTTCCATTTTATCAGTAGAACACGTGACCGCGAGTTTAAGTATATGATTTGCATTTCTAAAATCATAGGGTATTAATCGATTATTGCTACTATAATAAAACTGAACACGTAAACTCGATATCGTTTTTTGTGACCCAGAATCAAAATTGTGTTCGACCGTATCGTCAACACCCGAATAGTTAATCACATCACCACACATAAGTATCCGACCCGTATAAAATGGTGTTTCCGAAAACACAGTTTTGTTAAACTCATCCGACCCGCTACTCATTTTAACTATAATAGCATCCGCACCCTGTAAATTTACACTCCCCGTTTTTAGTGTTAGACCATCCGAAGAAACATTACTTGCAGGTAGACCTAATATATCGTGCGGTGTGGTGTACCCATTAGGACCATGTACATACCCATTTGTACCACCATAAAAGTCAAATGTAAATGGATATGTTGGTGCAGTAAACTCGATCGTATTTGTATCTCTATCGTATATTGCTGAACTTATATTTGAAGACTGAGTTACAATTTCATTTGCCAGTGTTGTTCCACTGTAATTATCATTTGGTAAAGATATAGTCTGTCCACTAATAGAAAATGTATTGTTTCTATCGTGTATTAATAACTGACTATTATGAATACGTGCTGATATAAGTGATATCTTCGTGACGTCATAAATGGGCGTTTTTAGGTAGACTACATAATCACCTGGATTTGGGTACAAAATGGGGTCTCGTTCACCACTATCTATATCTAAGGTGTGTACCTTCATTAAAATATATGAACAATATTTTAATGCGTGTATGTCTCAATTTTACATATTTAATAGATGCTATTAACCAATGGGTTATTTGCGAGTTGTCTTTTTGCTGTATCTAAGCTCATGTTGGTCGCATTTGGATTCATTTGACCCTTGTATGGATTAAAATTGTGGTAATCGTTTGGTCTATAGTGTTGCGTCCATGCACCATTTGCGGCATTTACTCTACCGTCTATACGACTCGTGTCTGAACGAACACTTGTGACCATACCACCTTGGTTGAGTGCGTCGGCGCGAACGTTCATTCGGCCTGGACCAGCCATACGGTTTGCCTTACCACGTTTATCGTCTGGACGGAAACCGAATTCTTTCAATTCTTCGACTGTGTGCGGTGTGCCATATGTTCTCTTCTCACCAATCTTGGATGCTGGTGAATTCAAGTATCCGTGGTGATAACTGTTAATATTTGGTGCTGGTAAATTGGCGTATTGGTATTGTTCTATGGTACCATCGGTTTTATTACGTGTTGGTTCTTGTGCTCTCGTGAGTGCAGATACAATTCGTTTTGCACCTGCGTAATTTAAGGTATCTGTTCTCGTTCCCGTCTCGGATCTATTTGTTGTTCGTTTGGTTTTTTCGTGTTCAGATCTACCAATCGCACCACTCATACCTTGTGCACGCCCAAGGACGGTCGGGAGACGCTCTGGAAGAAACGCCGTCTTTTCCGGTCTGTTGTGTGCGACTTCACCAACGATACCACGTCTACCACCTTTACCGTCAAACGCTGGACCGGACCTACCTGGTAATGTTGTTAAGCGGTACGCGCCGACGTTTTCTGGGTTAACACGGAATAATTGCTGATGACCACCAAATGCTGGTACTTCAGCGCCAACACCTAAACCTGGACCGACAAGTTGTTTTTCGACTGGTGAAAGGTTATTCATTCGTCCAGCATCATACATGCGGTTGCGCATGGATAATATTTCACCCCCGGACGAGCGGCGTTGTGGTGCAATTTCAGCAAACGAACCAATTTCAGACTTAGACGTATATGTTGGTTCTACAAGTGGTGATAAAGGTCCTAAATATGCGGACTGGATAGCAACATCTCTATTAGAAAATTCGGAAACAACTTCCGGTTCTTCTAAAGGGTTACCTTCTACTGTATATGTTTCGTCTGGACGACTCAATCTTCTACCGGCGTAAACTAAACCGGCTATAGCTAATATAGATATCGGATCAGCCATTCTTATTTCTTATTGAGATTTTTTATTGAGATATCTTTGCTGGAATAATCCGTTTTGCGTTTCCGCTCTCGTACTTGCGGGTTCGTATGTTTGTGTTCTGATTGGTAACTTGCATTCAACATTTTGAATTGGGTGAAATCCTCTTTCGTACGTTTTCACCAAAAGTTTATTAAATTGTGTAGTGGATTGTGGTCTGAGTTGATCCGATGTTTCTATAAATTGTGCCGGTGCACCTTTACCTGCCATATATGGCGCCGTTCCGTATAACATTGTATTTGGGCGACTCGAGCCATAATTAAGAGTACTGGGCTGAGGATACATAAAAACTTCTTCGGTCGCACACACTTGTGGGATCGCTCGGTCTTGAACAATTTTCATTCCTGGTTGTAGTTGATACGCCATTTACTATTACAAAAGATTTTGTTTGTGCAAATCGAGTACCTACATATGGTATAACTAAAATTAAACATTTAAAGTGATGTTCTAGTCGCTGTTCGTCTAGCGTCACCGTTTAGATCGAGACCCGCAAACGCTTCAAGTTGAACACCTCTGAAGTCTGGGTCACAAAGTCGTGGGTCTTGGCGACACGTATCACCTCTTTTACCGTGGATAAACTCGTAATAAGGTGTGTTACCTATGGATGTATCAGGCATACTGACAAATTGTCTAGATAAAGCGTTTCTTTGCTGGTCTGGTAGAGCTGAACGTGATCGCATAGGACCATATTCTATATCACCCGTAAGGTAATTGTTTACCGGTGTTTTTACAGTAGGATAATAGCACGATTGTGGCCTATCTGGTCTATCAACGTAATCCGACATGAGTACGTTACCCATTGGGTTATCTTTTGTTGGCATCGAGCATTCCTTACCTATATTATTATATACATTTGTTGGACGTACACCATCCTTAACCATATTTGACTTTTCCATTATATAAAGAACACCGATCGCGGTCGCTCCTAATACAAAAATACGTGGATCACGCTTTATGAGATAAATTAAACACGATGCGTAAATGATAAATCGTGCTGATGCATCGACACGTTCTGCTGAAGATTGTGTCTTCGACGGCCAAAATTCATGAACTTTGTCGACCCGAACCAATTGTTTTGGATCCTCAAACCAAGATGTCATTTATATATAATAAGTTTATTTTTTCATCATACCACCTAACATACCTTGCATAGTTTTCATAAGTGCACTTTCATCGATCTCCCCATCGTCATTCTGCATTTTATCGGCACACTGTTTCGCGACAGATTCAATCATTGCTAACATGTCTGCTGGGACAGACTGTATAGTCGTTCCCAACATATATAATGTCTGAATGTATTGCCAAATTGCATCCTTCGTACCTTCCGAAGCGGACCCCCAATGTTTTTCGAGGTTTACACCTTTCATAAATTCAACATTTTTAGATTCCTTGATAAAAAATGATTCATCCTTAGATGAAATCTTATCGGAATATGGTGCTACACCAGACATAAACCCATCAACGACCAATTTGGGGTTAGTTTCTTTCATTAATTCGAAAGCTGTTACACACTTTTTCAAGCCTTTTTCTTCTGGAAATGTCTTGTGTAATTCCACAAGAAATTGACCCATCATATCATTGAATGCGGTTACGGAAGTCATTTTATACTGTACATATGTATGATATCTTTAAGTTTATAAAATTAAAATGGTTCTGATGATATGGTCTCTTTCTTACCTAATCCGTTTGTAACGATAAAAAATACTAAAATTGCTATAAGTGCTGCTGGTTTAGTGTATGCACTCACTGGAAGCTTACCTTCGTTATTAATCTTTGCTTTAAAGTGTATGTAACCTGCGGTTATTAAACCGGCGATTATTCCGGCCCATGCTGGATCTCGTAAATAGTCTTCAAACTCCATTTAATAATACCCAACTTTTTTTGCACGGGATTCGGATGCGTCCGGAAACAAAACACCTTCGTCTTCCGCCTGTTGTGGTCCCATTGGTCCCTGATCTTGTGGTCCTGGCGGTCCTGGCGGTCCTGACGGTCCTGGCGGTCCCGGTTTGGTATTTATAGTTCTAAACTCGTTATAAAATGGGGAAGTTTGTTCTGGGTTAGGGTTCACCAGTGATTCCATTTCCATAGGTGGTTCTGGGTTCATTGGTTCGAATGGTTCCTCGGTCGTTTCTTCTTCGTACCCATCAATAAGGTCTGGGTCTTCGGAGTCACCGACTTCGGCTTCACCGACATCAAGGTCTTGTCCTTCCTGTGTTTGTGACATATAGGTCTGTAAAATCTGTTGAACCGGGATGAGTTCTTTTATTGAAACTTCGATACAATTTGAAAATCTCTCGTATAATTTATCGTTTCGTACGTGTTCATTTTGAGATTCATGATAAATAAATGGGTCTCTATATAAATCTTTGGCGGCGTTATTATAACACGTTTGAATAAAAACTTCATTCGTTGGAAGTTTGAGTGATATTTTCTTGTTCGTCTTATTTAATCGAACCGCGGACAAAATTTTAACGCAACTGACAAAAACGGCGGCTAACAAATCGTTAAACCACGCACACCTATTTGTTATATTATCTGAGTGTGTTTTAGACATGGAATCACTCCAATTTGGGACTTCTTTCAAAAGTTTCTGGAACATTATTAAAACCTTACGTCCTTTGGAAAGTTTATACGATTCTTCGTATAAGTTTTCAAACGTTTCTATCATAACCGGACATATAAGCAAACATAATTGACCGACATATTCACGCTTGGCTTCAACTAATATATTTAATGGATCGCTCATATTTGTGATTAGGGCCGGTTTTTTATACTCCTTTATCACGCATTATTTCCCCTGTATTTATTTGCGGCCTTTCTGAGATTTATCAAGGTTGGAAAATCTCCGGTATCGTCTTCGACGGAGTGACTGATATTTTTTGTTTTTTTAACTGGTTTCCATGAAATACATAATTCGTATTGACCTACAGCCTGAACATTAAACCCACCTATTTCAAACTGTCGTATTATATACTGGAACGCCTTTATTCTGTCAAAGTGCGGACACCCCATAACAAAAGCTGGTATTTGACAGAAAAGATACTTATGTCCCAGATCGACCGACTGACGTATCTTTTTTGAAATTTGTTCGTATATTTTGACGTACGTTTCTTTTTTTAGTTTATTCCTTTTTTCAGTTATACGTGTTATTTCATCAATACTGATCATTACATTTATTGAGAACTTTTAAATGTCAATTTTACCGTACAAGGCTTGTGGTTCTGAAATAGCCTTATTAATAAGTGTAGCATTCCTGACCATATCAATTTCACTCTGTCTAACGAGTGAATAGTCTTCAAACTCTTTACCTTCAACATTTGTCTGATAAATACTTGGGTCCACAGGCGAATTAACATCGATTGGTTGTGTTCGGACACTCAAAACAGTAGCGGTACCATCATCCATTCGTATATCGGCGGTCACTGCAAAACCTAACGCAAATCCACTATGTTTAACGGCCATAAACATACATCTATATATTTCCTGTTTAGTCATTATATTTGTAAACTTTTTAATAGATGTTGTTTCGATGATATAGGTACATAACCCTGTTTTTTTAGATACTTCTTTATTGACCGCAAGTACCAATTTTTGCATAAGGTCATTCGAAAGTTCTATATCTTCACCTAATTCTTTGTATCCCGATAGGTCTGCTTCTGGTTCATTCAACATAATTGTATCGATGGGTTTAGAAAAACCCGAAAACCCGAACGCTTCGGTAAACATTTCCGTCCTGGACATACTAAAGAGTACAATGAGTATTAACAATAATAACACAAGCTTCATTATTTAATATTAAAATTTATTTTTATTTCAATTACTATTTTAAAAATTTAAAATAATTTATTTTTTAAATTTTTATACAAAGTCCTCGAAGGACTTTGTTATATTTAATAATTTATTTTTATTGTGTTTTTTTTATGAAATAAAATTAAACTATATTTTAACATGTCTCTCTTAATATTCAGTCCCCAGTGTAGTCATAGTTTGGACATAATTGATTATATTAACAAACATGAGCAACTCAAACAAATTGTCCAGTACCATAACATAAACAAGTTGGGTATACCACCACAGTATAAAAATAAAATTACCCGTGTTCCGACCATGCTTACAAAAAACGGTAAACTTCTTGTCGGTAACGAAATACGAAATTGGCTCGAATCATTATTACCAGTACAAGATTTGGAGATGTGTGGGTTCGGTGGATGTTCTATGACGACACTAGAAGGCGAAGGTTTAGGCGACATTTTTGGCTTGGATGATTACGGTAGATCTTTACAACCACCAATGACAAAAGAACTCGAAGAAAGAATTAACCAAAGTGTATCGGATGCGTATAATAAGAATATAAAGAAATAATTCAATTAAAAATCAGATATGAAATTGGCTACAATTCAGGCGTCTGCCATAAAATCAACTTTTGAAGTACTCAAAGATATACTCAACGATGTAAACATATACTTTAAACCCGATGGTATGTATATAGTAACACTCGATACGGCGAGAACATCACTCGTCGATATGTTTTTATCGGCCGATAATTTTGAAGAATACGAGTGTGAACACGATATAATAGCTGGTATAAATGTTTCAAATACATTTAAACTTCTTAAGTCTATAACAAACAACGATGTTTTGGTCATCAATATAAATTCAAAGGAATATATGAATATAGAAATTCATAGTGAAGCAAAAAAGACCAGTACGAAATTTGCTTTGAAACTACTCGATATTAATGAAAACCAAATTGAAGTTCCAAACGTAAACATGACGACAATAACGCCGATGGCATCTTCGGATTTTCAAAGGATATGTAGAGACATGTATAATATTGGGACTAATATAGAAATAACACGCGAGGGTACGAATCTCAAACTTTTATGTAACGGAGATTTCGCAAATCAGGAAACGGATATTCAATGTACCGAAGAGAGTGATAAGATTTCAGGTGTGTATTCACTCCGGTACATGAACATATTTACAAAGGCGACGAGTATGTGTTCGACAGTTCAAATTATGCAAGAAGAACAGAATAGATTTTTGATTTTAAAATATAACGTCGCAAATTTAGGCGACCTAAAATTTTACTTGGCAACTAAGGTACCCGAAGATCTGTAAGGTATCCGTCTACTGTACTTACAGTTTTAATCATACCAAGTGCATTTTTTATTTTTATTTTAGGGTATTCATTACCCAGTGTTTCAATATCATAATATAGCATGTCACTTATTTTAACATGTTGATTATAAAAATCACATCTTGGACCCGCATACCTTCGTATTTTATTAAGAAGGTCTTTCACTGGTTTATCATCCGAATCGAGCAATTGTGCCGACACGATTGGTATGTTAAACACAACACCACTTTTACGTTCCGGTGGCCATTGATGGTTCATATCGTACGTTAAATATTTATACATGATATCATTGTACCAATATTTAATACGAACCGTTGTTTTTGTAACATTATTTGGAATGTCTGTATTTTTATAATTAATCGTGTTTAAATCTTTATAAAATTCTTCGGTTTCACCATCCCATTCTTCGTGTTCACTTTCCCAGAAATCATCGAGTTCATATGGTGTTTTGGTAATATCCAAATAATATTCCATCGATACATCTATAATTTTATAATCAGGTTTTGCGTTGATTGATTTTAAAGTTTGGTGTATCCATACTATAACACTGGTTAAAAGATTACGTATCATTTTATCTAATTATTATGGAAGGTAATTTTTTAAGTAGATTTAATAATAAAATAGAGGTTTGGAAGACGTATATACAAGAAGATCCAAAAAATAAAAATAAATATGAATCCGAAATGTCCGATTATATAATCAAGTGTATGCCTTATATGAAGCAGTACACAGATGAACTCGAAGAAGAAGTGAGTACCGATAATGTTTTTAATTGTAAAGAGACATCGGGATTACAGAGAAAAGATATATTTAACGATTACCTCATAGATGTAGAAAAGATGAATAATATAGAAAGACATGTAGAGAAGAAGAAAGAGAACTGTCGGACATGTCCAAGTAGTAATGTGTTTCATTTTCATGATACGAGCGACCTTGTTTGTGATGGATGTGGACGAATCATAGCAACACTTATAAGTGAAGAATTGACATACCGAGAAGAACAGGAAACGTCTGAGAAAATAGTAAACTATTCGTATAAACGCGAAAATCATTTCAATGAATGGTTATCACAGTTCCAGGCACAAGAAACCACGACTATACCACCCGAAGTTATAGACCAATTACGAAACGAACTGAAAAAAATGAAGATAAAAGCGTTATCGGAAATTACACACGCGCGTGTCCGAACACTCCTGAAGAAACTCAAACTTAATAAATATTATGAACACGTCCCGTACATAGCAAATATTATGAGTGGTATAAAACCACCTTCAATGCCACAGGAGCTCGAGGAACGTCTGCGTATAATGTTCAAGGATATACAGAAACCATTCGACGATAATTGTCCGACCGAACGTAAAAACTTTTTGAGTTACTCCTACGTACTATATAAGTTTTGTGAACTTTTGAGTGAAGATTCATACCTTAAATATTTTCCTCTTTTGAAATCCAAGGAAAAGTTGTATCAACAAGACGTTATATGGAAAAAGATATGTAGTGTTCTTAACTGGGAATACATACCAACAATTTAAAATATTGGTATATATCAAATGAAATTTCCAGTGCGTAATAATAAATCAAAACAGTTACAGAAAGAAAC